TCAAACCCTTATTACGATTGTTAATCGGCTTTTTGCTATAACGATTGTAATGTAGTGTCGCACCTGATAATAGTAGGTTCGGCGTGAATGGATACACGCTTACTTCTCCAACAGAAGGCTGAGGATACCTAACCGTCCTAACGGGCGGATCGGGTTCTTTAACCTTGTCAGGAAAACGGCAATAAGCACGGATTGATAAATCTGATAAAAGATCTAGTAATCCAGTGTTACATGGTAAACCAATGCCACCTAAGATTTTTGGTAGGTAATAAGGGATTCTTTTCCCTCTAAAAAACTTACCAAGTCGAAGTACTAAAGCACTTGCGCGCTTTAGAAAAGGCTTTGAAACCTTTTTGGCGGCCTCAATAAATTGAGACCCAGCATTTACCATCTTGTTTAAATCGTCTGTCAATGAATATATAGGAGGAATAACAGGACTTACGTCTATACCCCTGAAATATACTTTACCACAAAAAATTGCAGTATCAGTTGACACAACTGTTTTCCCAGCATTTAGGCTGAGGCCGCAGAAGCTAACATACCTACTGTAATGGTCAAGAAAACTAGGTTCACTAGACAAAACAAGTAAGTCATCACCACAAATCCGGTAAGCCAACTCGTTATTAACCGAGCGGTCGATAAGATCGAAACCAGACATGTGACGAATTAGGCCATGATGCCATAACGATGCAAGCTCGAATGTGCCACGAAGGCCCATTAAAGCTTTTATCGGTTGAATGACCTCATTATTGACAATGATCTGTTGGTTAATAATTCCAATAAAATCATGGCAATTTAACAATTCCAAAATGCCTCTTAAAGCGTTAAGCTCAAGGTTATCTGTAAAGGCCGATAGGTCAGTAGAGTATAGCTTTCCTGTAGACGTGAGAGGTTCTAGAACATCAACGCTAGCATTCTGAGCAGACATCTCTTTAGCCCATTTATGGCCCGAAGATTGATCGTGTGAACAGTCTTGAGTTATGTTGTCAAGAACTGAACGGCATTTCTGGTAAAAATTAGTTGAGTTGGTGTTTCCATCGTAAGAAGTGATAACACGAGTCTTACCGGCCTTTTCAGCCAAAACAGAAACTTTCCCTACGGGACCATCATAATCAAAGATGGAACCGATGTCTGACGCATAAGCGACAGCACGGGGAATCCTAGAATCACGTGGATTTATAGGGTTAGAACCTTTGTATGTACGGTTACTTGGAATAAACTCCAAAGGCTGTGCGTAATCATCGGGTAAGAAAGGTATAAGCTTGTCAGCTATACTTTCACCTATAAGCAAACCAGAGGTTTGCACCTTAGGGTCAACAAAAGTGACCTGTGTCTTAAAATCAGACAATATTTCATCCTTACGTTGCTTATTTAAAGCAAGTTTGATGGAATAAGGCCACCTTAAAATGGATAAGATAATCCTAATTTGACTGATATCAGAATCAGAAACAATTAGTCTTTCTTTTTCTTCAGATAAAGTCACATCTGTGATCTTAGACCTAAGGAATCCTTTTTCATCACGGTACTCGACAACCTGTGAACGAGTATGGTTAACTTTAACTATACTTGTAGACCGAGAAATTCGGTCTAAAGCAGCAAAGAGGTCACCGTAATGTTTGGGATAGCCACGTTGATCAAAGTTATCAAAGTTTGAGAAATCCAAAGATGAATCTCTTCCAAGAACCTTAACCCCTTGAATAAAGAGGGAACGGTGAAGCTTTAAAAAGCTATTGCCATGGTGTTTTAAACCATGAACAATATGGTCGACGAATGAACGTCTCTTGGTGGGCTCATGATACTCGGGAACCAAACCCAATAAAGAATATAAATATTCTCTAATTGGAGCAATTTGGGTACTGAAGGAGTGTGCCACGTTAAGATGTTGACTCAGGTCACCATCTTTCTTTTTGCGCAATAAATTGTTGTGCATAAGATAATGTACCTCCTTAGTGGGGTGATGTTTAGGCTCGGGGGTGC